AGTTGCAGGTGTTCGTACACCAATGCCTATCGCCCAGATGGAACAGGAATTCCCAGAAGCATACGCTGAATAATCATAGATATAATCCTCATTATATTCGAAAGGGCGGAAAGTACCGCCCTTTCGAATAGACTAACCGGCGTTAACAATAGCAAGGGTACCATACCATGTAGTACCATTCGGTGTCATAAAGGTCAGAACGTCCACACCGGAAGCGGTAAGCGTAGGTGCGGCGGCATCTGTCCATTTCACCGAGGCCGGCCACGTAATCGTAGCAGCCCCGCCATTAGTGATAATGAGGTTGAACGTAGCCGCACGCCCGGAAGGAGCGTTAATAAAAGTAAACACCGTATCAGATGAAACAGTCTTGCTGAAAACAACGCCTTTGGAAAGGTCAATCTCCGAAGTCGTTAAATCCGCTGAAGTACCATAAGGACCCTGAAGGAATGTCTTCACGTCCTCAATAGTCTCATTATTGCGAATATGCACAACAAGGTCATCACTGGCCTTACTGGCGGCGAGGTCATAAGCGGCCTTAACCGCTTTGGGTGTAGCCGCTGTACCGCCAGTAGCGGCGTCAAGCTCACTATCCACAGCATCAGAAAGCATATTATTTCCGGATACAATGTTAGTAGCCGTGGGGTCAGCAAGGGCACTTTTCAGAGCGTCTGTATCAAGCGTCAGGTCAAGACCATCAGCGTCATCAAGAGTCGTGGAATACTTACCATCTACTTTAATGTAGGTATCGCCTTTGACAACGTAGGTCTTCTTAACCGCTCCATCAACAGCAGTCTTAACCGCTTTAGGAGTAGCCGCCGTACCGCCCGTAGCGGCATCAAGTGAACTGTCCACAGCGTCCGAGAGTTTCAGATTTCCCGCCACTGCGTCAGTACCGGAGGGGTCTGCAAGCAGATTCTTAAGCGCCGCTGTATCCAAAGACAGGGCAAGAGTCTTACTGCCAATAGTTGTGCTCCTGCTCCCATTAGCAAGCACATATCCATCACCGGTGACAGTATGGTCTTCCTTCACAAGAGGATACCCGCCGGCCTTCACCCCATCATGCACAACAAGTGTGTTCTTCGTTGTATCGACAGTGCACTCACCCGCGGGCCCTGTATAACCTGAATGCTGGGCTGTCGTGCCTCTGTAGAACTGAATAGGCTGTTTAGTGTTTCTGGACATCAGTAGCTACCCTCCTTAGTCCATCGTGCCAAAATCATAGGGGAAATAAGCCTTTCCGTCTACACCATTGGCAAGAGCATTCCCTGCCTGCGTAGAAACATTAAACGCGTCAACCGAAAGATAAATATCCCCAGAACTATCAGTCCTGATAGTATTGTCCGACAGCGTGGAAACCAGTGAAGCGGTATCAACAGCCAGCGCACCGTCAGAATAGGTCAGACCGCCCTTATCCTTGATACGGGTAGAAACAGTCGTCCCGCTGACAGTGATACCATTGCCGCCAGTATAATTGACACGAAGGGCGTCAACGTTAACATACGTATCCTTCGTGGAGCCATCGTTGAGCGTAAAGGTGAATTTCAGGTAGGTTCCTTCCGGCTGACCTTCGGGGTTAGTGACAAGCTGGGCATCCTTCAGAATGGCGCCTTCACCAAACGGAATAGCTACGGACGAAACAACCTGATTGTTGTGGCCAACGACAGTAAGCGTTCCGGTAGCTTCATTAAAGGAAAGCGTGAAACCAGAGGCGAGCTTGCCGGAGTCGTTAACGTAGAGAATTTTATCCGTGGGGGAAACAAGGTCAGAAGCAGAGTTCTTAGCCACGTACAGACCGCCATCAAACGCGGCCTGAAGGGCGTTGTTCGGAACCTGACTGATAAGGTCAGACGGGCAAAGAGAGAGCTTGTTGTCAATATTGACCCTGAGGAGGTTGCACTTCTCAGAGGAGACAAGCCCCTCAGCAGTCACCTTAAGAGCACCGGACTTATCCTGTACAAGAAGGTTGTCAGCGTCATTAGACCTGATAGCCCCCGCAGTAACAATAAGTTTGCCGGAGCTGTCCTTACTGATAAGGTTCAGGCTGTCAGTAGAGCGGAGCGAATCAGCAGAAGCGTAAGCTCCACCATCAGAACCAGCCGTAATCAGGTTCCCGCTGTCTGTGGAAACAACCCTGATAAAGGAGTTCACATAGTCGCGGAGAACGCTCTTATCGAGGGAAATCTTCCCCTTATCAGTAACGTCAAGAAGGTTGTCTCTGGAATCATCCGTAAGGTTACTGCCGCTGGTGTACAAGCCACTGTCAGAACCAAGAACAATGGCATTGTTGGCATCCTTGGAGAGAAGCGCCGCGGCCAGACCAAGATGCAGAAGGTCTTCCTTCGTCAGGATTACCTTGTCGTCAACAGGGGAAATATGGAGAATGTTCTTGTCCGCATTGGAGAGAACATCATTGCCGCCAGTATAAAAGCCCCCATCGGAGCCTTTACGCGTGTAGTTCCCCTTATCCGCTGAAACCGTGGCTTCCTTCGGGAGCGTTACAGCCAGCTTACCATCCGAACCAACATCCAGACCGTTGCCGTCATCAGACGAAACAAGCAGAGGGGCAACGCCGCTGGAAGCCACATCACCAGCCGTAAGCGTGACTTTGCCCTCACTATTCGTGTGCAGAATGTTAGTATCGCTGGTGGAGAGGATATTCCTTCCACTGACGTAGTACTTACCATCACTGCCATAAGTGAGATAGTTGCCAGTCTCAGCAGAAACACCAACACGCGTTACAGCAAGTTTGCCGTCAGAACCCGTGTGCAGTACGTTATCTTTCTCGGAAGAGATAAATTTTGCCAGTACACTGCCGTCTACAAGGTCACTGGCAGTCAGAATAACCCTGCCGTCTGAAGAGGCATGAAGCAGGTTCGTGTCCAGATTGGACAGAACATCGCTGGAACCGACAAAGAAATTACCGTCATTCCCGTATCTGAGATAGTTGAAACGGTCTTTGGAAACCTCGGGAATGACCGGAATGTCTACAAACAGCCCGCCGTCAGAGGCAATCTTAATGGCATTGTCACTGGCAGGTGATTTAATGTCATTTACCGATACGCCAAGACCATCATCACTGGTCTTAAGGACGTTGCCTTCTGCCTTGGAAACCGGCACGGACGCA